TTCGTTTCTTGCCCATCTCTCAGCACGTTCTTCCCACTTGTTATCATCGTGAGGGTCTAATCCTTTGTATTGAGCCATAGTTCCTGCTTGAGTATATTTCTTCATAAACTTTCGTGTACCAAGTTGTTTAGCATCAAGAGCGTGCTTAATCTCGTGTAGTACGGTTATAATAAATTCTTTCATATTTGGATATGATTTTCTAAGATAGATTGTATCAGTTTCAGGAACATATTCTGCTAATGTACTTCCTGAAGTAAATCTAACTCTTGACTTTAGATTATAAGCTTTTACTAATTGAGTAGCTATATCTAAATAATCTACTCTTTCGTTTAATTTGTTTTCTACAGAATACTTTTTAGTACTTGATTTAAAATTCTTTTTTCTCATAACCGTTTTTGAAATCATATCTATTTCTTTATTTTTATTATCGTATCTTAACACCACAGGTACATTGATATCTGTCTGCATATCTTTAAACAATACGTTTACACCATCAGGTAAAGACGCTATGTGTTTACCAAACTTTTTATAAACTTGTCTAAATATCTTTATAACCTCAGCAGAAGATATAGGTTTTTTGTTTCGTGCATCATTTACTCTATCGTGAAAATGTCTTGTAAACTCTACATCAATACCAACTTTAGCCCATATCTTATCTAAATGTTTTTCAACTTGATTTAGTTGACCAGCTGAGATATACTCATTCAATATACTTGTTAATTTAATCATAATTTACCATAAAGTCAAGCACAATTTACACATTTAGATACTTTTAAATCTTTAGGTAATTCAGTTTGTGTAATCTCACTACCATCATCATTTTTAGGTGTTATAGTATTTTTTTTATTATTAATTACTATATCTGATAATCCTAAGTTTTTAATGTGCGCTCCACATTCGTTACATACATTAGTAATTGTCTGTTGTTTGTTTCCTTTTATTTCAAGTTTAATCATCTAAGATACCGTCTCGTGCATTATACCATTTACGAAATTGTGCCGGTGTTCCTATTGTGACTTTACTCTCAGGTACATAACTTAATAAATCTTTTTTATACGCATCCTGAGCCCACTCATCTTGACCTGAATCTTGTTGAAAATAATAATCATCCCAAACTCGTTTTAACACAAATACATCTATTACCTTAATGTCATATACAAGAACTTCATTCCACCAAGCAGAACCTTTATCTGCAGGTGTTCTTAGATTTTTAATTAAATCTGCTTTGTGTTTCTTTAAATATTTGTTTGATGCATCAATATGTTTTTTAATTAATTTATTTGCTTCCTGATTCATTACGTCTTTTACTAACTTTTCTAATTCTTTCCAATTTAAATCTTCATTCTCAGGATTATTTTTAATTTTTTCTCGTGTAGTCCAATTTTTATCGTTCCACTCAGAAGTATCAGGTATACCTTGTTTTGTTAGATAGTTTTTAAAATGTAATCTGTCTCCTGTGAGATGATGAGAATCTACCCATCTCATACCTTTCTTATCAGGAACCGTGTCGAAGTCCATATACTTTCTTGCTAACATAGTCCCTTCTAAATAAAATATAACACCACCACTTCCTGTTTGAACCCCACGACCTTTTGCAAGTTGTGAACCTTTGTTTGCACGTGTAAATGTAGATATAGATTTTGATTTTTTACCAATCAAATCTTTCATATTCTTTATTGTCCCAGGACTTGTAACGTGAAATGAATTTACTCTTTGTTTACCAACAAGTGTTTCCATTTGTTTTGCATACATCGGTATATGCTGTTTCATCGTTACCCAATTAATCGCATCTCGTGTATGAGCAGGATACCATTTATCGTTTTCTAATAACAAGTGTTTTAATTTAATCATTTGCACTCTTCATTAGTTTTGCTATTTTCAATAAAGTCTCTTTATCTTTTTTAGACAACATTTTTAGTTTTTTATCTCTAACAATTTTCTCAAGAGATTTTTTATACTTTTCAGTAGATTCTCCCATAACATCATAGCCTATAAGTGCTATTGCTATGTCTCTTGTAGAATCTCCTCTGAATTGTTTTACTACTTTTTTATAATTTTTTTTAATCATAGCAGAAGCTTTCTTAGCAGACCTTCCATATTGTGTAAGGAACTTGTGTATAACTTTAATCTGTTCTTTGTTTTCTTTTTTTAGTAAATGTGGCCCTGCAGGTTCATCATCGCCTTCGCCATCAATACTATATCCACAAGTACCTTCATCTATATCAGCCATCCACTCTAAGCCAGGAACAACAATGTTTTTAACTTTGTGTTTTACTTTTACTTTATCTAAATCTTTTACTAACTTTTTTAAGTGTGGAGGAAGTTCGCCTGTCTCTTTAAATTTTTTATGCGCTTTTTTGAAATCAACTTTTTCATCTAATTCATCATCGTGTAATGGTTTAACACTCTTACCAGGATATCCTTCTTTCATTTTTGCTAATTTTTCTTTGGCATCTTTAATATCTTTTTCGATAAACTTTATATACTTTTTATACTTTGGGTCTTTTTTTGCTAAAACTTTTGCATTAGATAATGTATTATTCAAATCTATAATATACAGAGCCATATTATTTCTATCTCTCTGAGGTCCTTCTTTCATCATCGTAGATTCATCTTGTTTTTTCATAGTACGAAACGTAGTAACTTTTCTACCATTAATAGTAGGCATTCCGTGTTGGTCAGTTTCAATAGAGTTTACTTTAGTCTTTTTATTCTTAAATCTTCCTGTAAGAATAGTATCACCGATTTCAACATCGATTTCAATTTTTTCATTTAGTATGTCTTTTAACTTCATAACTATAATTATGAGTTAACGTCAAAACGGACAACAATACCGAGTGCTAAATCATCTTCATTTTTAAGTGGACTTGCTAATTTACCTAATGCCAGCAACTGATTTTGGTCGTTATAGAGTCCAATTTGTGTCACATACGGTGCGAAATAAGAACCCGTTACAGCATCTATAACTTTCTCTGTTGCACCAAAAGATTTTGGTCCGTAAGAGTTATTACTTCCTGAATCTTGACCTGTTGTAAAGACAGGAGAGTTACCTGGTGGAAAAAACTTATATGCAGAACCACTCTCAGGAACTTCTATAGAACCACTACGTTCAAAAGTTGTAGTTATGTTTGTTGACTTATTATATTTAAATTCAGGCAAGTCACAAAAGTATTGATACTCAACGTTACTAACGGTTGATTTATAATCTATTTCCCACCCATTACTTCCTGAATTTGCGAGAACATCTCTATATAAACTACCTGTATCTGTTATAGTAACAATACCATCAGCATAAAAAACATTACCTACTACACCTCCTAATAATTGAGGTCCATCTGAACCTGTAGCAGTTAATTTAGTTACATCATATGAAGAAGATTGATAATTAGCAAACGACGCTGAATAATCATTGTCATATAAATTACCAAATCCATCGTCTTTTAACGTAACGGTTTTATGTGTAGGACTATTATCAGTTATTTCAACACTACCAGGTTTTATTTTTTCACCGTAAAAAGTTGATGGTATTGATAATATATTTAATTGATTGTGTAAAGTTAAAGATGCATATTGACCACTACCGCCAAAGTTATTTATAGGACCGACATCTCTGTCTTCAAACGAATTGTAGTATCTATTTCTTGCCCAAAAATATGATGGAGTTTTATAAAATCCTTGAGAAGCAGTAGGATGTGGAAAAGTAAATTCTAAATAATCACTACTACTCACATAATTGAATAAAGATTGTGATACTGCTTTAAACGCATATACCTGTGAACCTGAGTTTGCATTTGTAAAGGAAAAGTCCTTGTGACTCTTAAAAGGAGTTATCTCTATATCATCAGGAGGTATTCTTCGAAACACCTTACATCCTCCTTACCTAAAAATCAAGTTTTACTTTGACTATAGCTTCTCTTGCAAAAGATTTCAATAATGGTTTACTTAACTTAGCAATCGCTAACAATTCATTCGCATCATTATACAAACCTACTTGTGTTATATAAGATTTTGGATTCTTAAAGAAAGTCGGATTAGTAAATGAACCATCTGATGCAGTAAAGTATGTTGGATTACTTGAGAAATTAAATTTCTTGTTACCAACTCTCGCAAAATAATGAGTTGAACTTATTACTTCTTCTCTACGTGCTTGAAAATACATACCACCGGAAACTGCGTTAAAGAATTTAATAACGTTTGCGTCATTAGCGTTACTACTCGATGCTATAGTAAGACCGGAAGTTGCTTTAGAAGCAGATGCTTCGAGTGCCGCAGGATTTAAAACTAACATACCTAAGTCAGGATAAAATAATCCAAAACCACCTTTAGGTTCAGCAGACGCCGCTTTTTCAGTTGTAGCTGTACCACCTGTGATAGAACCACTAACGATGTTAAATACTCTACCACCTTGATTAACGGTCGGATTAGTTGTTGCACCTGAATCGTCAATTAATTTAAGTACGTTACCTTGCGCAACACCACCCATATCAACACTCGCAGAAATATGAAGTTCCCAATTACCTGGGTCCATCTTTTCACGTAATCTTGAACGTTGTAAAGATATTATGTATGCGTGATTAATAGTTTTACTATTACCAACTACAAACTTATCTTCACCTGGTCCTAATAATATATTTGAAAACTGACCATATAATGCCGCAGTTGCTCTGTTACCTACTACACCTTTACCACCTATAGAACCACTACCGTGATAGTGACAATACGCCATACTAAATTGTATCTCTGCAGTAGCATCTGTGTCAGGATTAGTTTTATAAACATCTAAATAATAATCACCTGTAGAACCTGATTGTGTTGATGAAGTAAAAAATGTACTTAGAGTACCTGAACCACCACTCCACATTCCGGATGAGATAACATCTCTCAGTCCTGAAATTACATCAGGATTATCAGGATTCTCAGCTTCAGTTGCAAATCTTTGATAAATTGCCATTAGTTACCTCCTTAACCGCCTGCCGCGTTAAACGCACCAAATGTTCTGTTACGTCTTACGGTTATATTAATTGTTGTTGTAGCGGCTGTTTCATTACCTACTATCGTTAATTGTGTTGTCTGTGTTCTTGACAATCTCTTAGGTCTTATTTCAACGCTCTTACCTACTACAGAAATGCTGTTTGGTAAATCGTCTTCATCTAAGAAAAATGGTACCGTTGTACCTGTCGCAGAAACTTGTGCACCTGCTCTAACTCTAAGTCTTGCCATTGATTGATTATGAAGAATAAAAGTATAGCCTAATGTATCATCAGAACCATTCTGTGTAGATGGATTAATGATACTAACAGAATTTAATCTTCTCAAAGTAACAGAACTTTGTGCTACTTCAAGTATTGGCATTGCTTGAGTTGATTTAGGTAGAGTTACTAACTTATATCGCATCACGTGATTTTCATCAGGAAATGCTTCAAGTAACGGCATATTTTCAATAACCGTACCGTAGTAATCACTACCATTTGGATGTGTTACATCCCACAAACGATAATCGACTTCATCGTCTGCTAAAGCAAATTTTGTTATGTTGAACTGATTCTCACCTTTGGCTAAAAGTTCTCTGCCCTTCTTTGTGAGTACAGCATCAACGGTAATATTTGTATTGTTTAAAAATCCCATATTAGACTCCTATAGATAAATAGACTATTCTTCTATATTAAATATTATGTTATTAAGTTTTTCGTCATTATTCGATGTCAAGTTTCGAATCTCCTGGTTCTTTTGTTATAATTCTTGTTGGTGTAGTCAATGTTACTTCGACAGGCTCAAGTCCATCTTGAGTAGTTAATTTAGTATTTTTTACTCCTTCAAAAAATAATCTTCTCATAGCTGTTGATGAATCCGCAGGAACATTTATTGTTGATGGTTCATACGAAAAACTTGAAGGTGCATCATTAGAAGCACTAAGTACACTACTATAAAATAAATTTATTTTACTTCTCAGTGGATTAACACGTGAACCTGAAATAAAAGGTTGTAATGGTAAATTGTCTTTAAAAGAATCACCATAAGTTACAGACGCACTCGCATAAATATCACCCGGCGTTCCTTGTCTTTCCCATACCGTATGTTCAAAATTTTCTAATCTACTCTGTGTCATAGAACCTTCAAAATATTTAGATTCACCTCTAATAACTAATGCACTTGAACTTGGGTCATTAGTATAATATTGTATTGCTTGATTTATCTCATCAAAAGATGTATCTGTTGACGGTGCATATTGTTGACCATAAACTTTAAAATCAGCAGAAGAACTATATGAACCTGTCATTATGATTCTATCTTCATAGTAAGTATTTTGAAACGATGGTTGTTTACCAACTATTTCTCTTGCTCTTTCAAGTATATTAGGTTCAATTAATATTCCAAATCTCGCATTAGCACGTGCAGGTGTTAACTTTTTAAGTTGAGGAAAAATACTTTGGTCGTATGTTTTTAATAATTTTAAATATTGCCAAAAGTTAAAAGGAGCATTGTACTTTAACCAATATTTATCTTGTGCCGCATCAAGACCACGATATGTTTCTTCGTATCTATCACGTGGGTCACCAAGAAAATTATCAAAGTTTATATTAGCTAACGATTCAATTATATCTTGATTTATAGCATCACTTGGAGAAAAGTATATTCCAACTTTATTACTATCACGTGAAGCAAAATCGTGAGTGCCTCTTGATATACGTGTTTCAGATTGTAATTCAATAGTTTGTCCTTCACTACCACTTTGAAACTTAAACTCAGGTCTTACTATATTATTTTCTAATCTAATTTTAGTAGAAGTTTGTCTACTTGGACCTAAATTAGGTTGTAAAGATTTTGTCCTGTCTACTACATTTTGAAATGTGTTTGCTGTAAAACCAACAGCCGTTCCATTTTGTGTTTCAGTAGTTTTAGCAGATACATCAGCTATAGATGTATCACTACTTAAATCTTTATCATCATCAAAAGAATATCGTGAAACAATATGTTCATACGATGATGAGATATTATTACCGTTATATGCTTTTGGATTAGCAACGTGATTATCAAAAGAAGCAGTACTTAAAACTTCTGTCCATATTCTAAATTCCATCAATGAGCCTGAAAATCTTTGTATAGGTTGTTGATTGAAATCAAGAGAACCTGTTAATGCTCCTGTAATAGTACCTGAACCTCCAATAGAAAAACTACCTGGAGTATCCCAAGCATTATTAAAAGTTTGACCTGCCGCATTAGTACCATCTATAGATAATGTAGTATCTGATACATATTGAAATCTGTCGATACCAGCATCATACTTTTTGACTACTAAATTATAATCTACTGCTACATCTAAAGAAGCACTATGTGTAGTTCTACGAATCATCGCACTATAAAATTCATTATCATAAATTGGTATGTTAGAAGACGATACTGCTTTCATACCACCTGAACCTGATAAGAAGAAACATACAGAACCTATATTATCAGCAGAACCATTATCTTTCATAAGAACACCAAAATTATTTCCTCTATTCCATATAAGTTGATTTCTACTTGTAGGTGCTCTAAATCTAAACTCAACAGCATCAGGAAAACCTGGTGTATCACCTGCCACAGAAGCAGATGCTACTTGCCATTTAAATGATACTTGTTGTCCACCATCAAATCCAAGTGATTTTGTAAATTTTCTATCAATAGCATAATTAACAGAACTCGGTGTATCAGGTCCGCCATATTCACGAACTCTTAATATTGAACTTGGTATGCCATAACAATTTATCAATCCTTTAAATGCTCTGATAGTTCCTTTAGTTTTTAAGAAATACGGCATATTAGAAACAATACGTGACCATATTTCTCTTGAAATATCTTGTTCAGTTTTTTCTATTTCTGTAAATGTTTCAGAAGAACCACTATCTGCGGATTGTCCTAATAAAAAGTTTGGTAAATCAACTAAATCTTTCCCATCTTGTAAACTCCACCCAAGACTTTTAGCTACAGAATAATATAATTGTTTTGATAATCCTTCAGTAATACTTTCTCTTCTATCATTTATATTACCCATTTGTTTTATAAATTGATAAATCTTATCAAAATAATGACCTGTCATTTTTATAAAATCAAGATATGCGGTATTAGAAGAGTCTTCTGTAACAAAATTTGGTGTGTTATTTATTAAGTAAGAACCATTTCTACTATCGTATTCAGACCCACTTGCGATTTGTCTATTAAGCCACGCCGCTCCTTCCGAAGAAGTAGTGTGTGCGAGAACATACGGACTTGTCATCGTACCAGCGCCACTCAACTTTGGCCACGCATTATCATAAAAAGTTCCCATAGATGATGTAAAAAATGAACTTGATTGATAGTACATATAATTCTCAAAACCATCAAATGAATTTTTAACTTCTCGTATTTTATCGTGCCATATCTTAACTTGAGTTTTTTCTTTATACATAGGAGCTTGTGTTAGTGTTGCTGAACTCGCAGAACTCTGTGTATAACTTTCTATTAATTCTAATTTATATTTAAAATTTTCAACTCGTTTTTTAGCTGATGAAAAATGTACAAACTCTCTAAAACCTTTTTCGTAAGGAATATTCATCTCAACTTCTTCAGTTGAACCTGATAAAATCATATCTTGAAGTTTTTCTTTTATTTCAGTATTGTTTGTAACAATATCTGATTCTGTTTTAAAAGTAGTAGCTCTTGCACGAACAGGGCTATCAGAATCTTCAAGTTTCGGACTTAATAAAACCGTACCTTTTATTTCACTCGGAACATAATCTACTAAATCTATAGTGTCTTCGTACGGCATCATCATTTCTTTTACAACTTTAATTCCGTCAAATTTAGAAACATTAGCGTCTAATTTATTATATAATTTATAAACCAAAGCGTGTGGATATAAAGGTTCAGTTATAACATCTTGTTTAAAATTAGTTGTTAAATATTTTTTACCACGTACATCAACATAAGTTCTTAATTCTTCAGCATCATTAACTCTATAACGTATTTCAAATTCTGTATATGCTCTTGTAGTATCTCCTGGTAATCCTCCTCGTGTGACATCAGTTCTTTGATTATTATACGGAGTACTTAATGCACCTAATTCATCACCTACTTGGTCAAAACTTTTATCAAGTTTTAAAATATCATCGCCTTCTACATTTATTATAGTTCCATTGTAATCAGCAAATATTCCTTGAGTAGAAGTTTCGTTTGGCTTTTGAAATCTCAAATCAAAATCGTCAACCCAAACTATACCTTGTTTGTTACCACCATCTGAACCACCTACTACGTGACCTTCGATAACAAGTTCCATTGGAGTGTTAGTCAAAATATCTTCAGGTATAGGAGCAGTTCCTTCAAATTGTTCCCATTGATTTTCTGTACTATTAGTTACGCCTGATAATTCAATCGCTTTATAAGTAATAGCCGCCGGTGAGTCTCCTTGATATTCCCAAACTGCATCAGGACCATTCCATTTCCAAAACCCGTTTGGTGACATTGTACCATTCCTTAATGGGTCATTACTAACAGAAAAATCACAATTACCACCATCAACATTTGGAATATTTTGTCTTCTTCTTAAATTTAAATCAGGAGAGTTTAGTTTTCGTATCAAAGTAGATTTTCTTTGTTCGAGAAATATTCTACTTGGAAAACTTGGCAATCTTTCGTTTGCATTTTCTGAAACTATTTTTACAAGTCCGCCTCCAAACTGAAGAGTAGCGCCTACTTCAAAATTGTTAATCTGTTCTTTTAGTGCTTGAAGAGGATTAGTACCTGCGGCGTCACCTTCAGATATTTCACCATAATTATTAGCAAATGGATTAGCACATCCATATTGTATATATAAATCTTTTATACCAACACCAGGAAAAACATCTGATATAGGTTTTGGATATCCTGGTAATCCATCTGCAGTAGCACTCAACTCTGTAGCGTAAACTTGGTCTTCTGATATACCTACATATTTTTCAGCTGAGTCATCACCATAAATAGAATTAAAAGTACCAAGACCATTTCCAATCCAATATTCAAAGTAATCATCATTGTTTTTATATGGGTCTATGATACGAGAACCACCCGCAGTTTTTACTCTTGCAGGTGTACCTGTTGTAGGCAATAACCAATATCTTGGGTCAGGTTTATTTCCCCTGTCTTCAAAAACAGAGTGTGGCATTTCATCTAACGTACCTACACTATTTTCTTGCTTTGTTTCGTCAGCAAAAAATTCAATCTGTTCTATCTTGTTGCCTTCAGAGTTATACTCTACAACAATACCTTGTGCTTGGTCTTCTGATGCACCATTACTTTCAAGAAAATCTCTGTAATCTTGATTGAATGAAACAAATATTATTAATACTTTTTTCTTATTTGAATAACCGCTACCATATCTGTGATACTCTGCTATATCTTTTATTTTACCATATCTTGTCATCAACGCAATCAAACCAGGGTTTGTTTCGTCAGTAGAAAAACTTATTTTAGAACCCTCTTTTTTAACTATAACATTACTTTCACCTAATTGATGAGGGTCTGATTGATTAGCATTACCAAACATCTGCGCGATACCAAATCTATATTGTACTGAATTTTCAGCACCACCAAAACGTGATTGCCAAATGTGATAATCTTGTAATGTTTCATCATACTTTAAAAAGAAAGTAGCGTGCGCTCCTGAAAACGTTTCCCACGGAGTACCATCAAAATATTCTTGATGTCTACATTTAAACACTACATCAAAGTTAGCCGATTCCGGTAAAACAGATTGTTGAAAAGTACACGAGCCATCATCGGTGTCTGCATATGATTGGTAGTTTAGTGCTGCTGGGTTAGTACACCCAGGAATATCAGGAGGTATCTCAGGTGTCCAAGTAGAACCTCTCCATATCCAATTTCTTTGTGTTCCATCAGAACCATCAGTTGTAGTTAAAGAATTTACTTTTCTTATACCAAGAATACCTTCAGTTGAACCATCTTCAATATTATATGTATCATAATTTACTTCCCAAACATATAATCCATTTTGTATAGAAGAAACAAACCATTGTTTATTAGGTGATAATAATCCTTCACCATCGTTACCTGTTATCTCTCCTGATGGTCTCTGCTCTGTTGCTTCTGCTAAATATCCCTGTGGAACACTATCAGGTACATCACCAACGTCTGAACCAGGAACGTGATATCCATCAGGTGGTGTTTGTGGTCTTGGTTCACCAGCACCGAATCCCGCACCGTATTTAAGTGTTATAGTAGCACCTTTTTCTAATACAGATGATTTTTGAAAATAACTAATATAAAATAAATCTTGTCCTGGCGTAACACCATAATTTGAAATAGCAGGAAGATTTGTTGAAATAACTAATGGTCTGTGTACGGTTGCTTTTTCTCCGTTAGTAGTTGGCCAAATAGTATCGTTTCTATAGATAGCATTTTTATCAATAAACTTTATACAAGCACCGCCATTACGACCTTCACCGTTCACCCACTTAGCGTGATAACCTGTTGCGGCTGTACCGTAGTGTGGGTCAAATGGTGAATTAAAACCGAGTATACCTGAAGACCACGCTTCTGTCATAACCGCATCACTATGTAGTTCATCATCAAAAACACCAATTGGTTTCTGTGGTTTTAAATCATCACCGAACATAACTTGGTCACCACTTGGATTGTTTACGATGTTAGAGTCTGTTACTAATATTTCTTCACGTTCACCAATTTGATAAGCATTTTTAATACGTATCGTACCGCCTTCCATTATCTCCTTAAAACGAAATCCAGCACCTTGTTCTAATATCAAGTGTGTAGAACTCGGGTCATCATCTTGTGGTGGCCCGCCTGAGTGTGCACCAAATCCAACGTTAGATGGTGAACTCATATCAGGATTAAATGGATTGAAAAATCTTACTTCAGGATTTCTTCCTGTCAATTCTCTATATTCATTATTAACAATGATATTCTTAAATGCGAATTGTCTATCAAAAAAAGCTTCTTTATAAACATCATCGTTTATATTTCTTGCTCGTATTTTAACTTCTTGTCTTGAACCACCAATCTCTTTTATTTCATAATTTAATTTTGTAGGTTTCAAGTTAAAACTATCAGGTTGATTTGGACCGCCGGACTTGTATTCGTTTTGTGCATTGATATAAAAAGGACCATCATATATTACGCCTTCATTACCTTCATCTGTACGAATCAAAACTACTTGGTCATTACCCGCAAGCCTTCTGTAAAATTCATATTTAAATTTAAATCTTCCTGAAACAAAACCCATACCTCTTAAATCAATACCTGGCTTGACAATTATGTTTTCGCCTTCAGTAATAGGCGGAATTTCTTTAGTAGTTATAACTCTATCAGTAGAAGGTTCTACAACAGAAAGTAAGACAAAATCTTCAGAACCCATCAAGTCTGCGAGTTGTGAACCAAATAATCCACCTTCATATTTTTTAGTACCAGGTTTAAACTTTCTACCGGTATCTAATAATTGTTTATCTCTTATTGATAATTTACTTGCCATTATAAATCCGTAAATTCTCTATTTAATACTTCATTCAAACCATCACCACGTTTAAACTCAGGTGTGTCTCTTTTAATAGTTATCCAATTAGTAGGGTCATCAGGTGCTCGCCCTGTAGCAGGATTTTCAAAAGATTGAATAGGAGAACGTGGTCCTGCTAATCTTGGTATCTTACTATTCATCCCGTCATCCATAGAAGATGAAAATTGAAATTCTGCTAAGAGTGCAGTTCTATTCTCTTCATACTCACGTTCTGCTTCGAGCTTTAAGTTTTGATAGTACTCGTTATTTTCTAATTGTTCTTTTGTGTAAGGCATTATTTTACTGCGAATGTAAGATTGTTATCAATAACTTCAACGTCTGTTCCTGAACTTCCAACATAAGAACCACTAACTATTTTTATTTTTAATTTATACTCTCTTTGTGCTTGTAATCCACTTGTGTTTAAATCAATATAATTACCACGTGAATCACAAGAAAGTTTTGAACCTGAACCATATGGTATAATAACGTCTTCAGTATAAGCATCTTCAATACTATATAAAGAGCCTGAAGGTAGATATTGTACTTTGTGATAGTTAGATGCTGATGGAGAATTAGTTAATGTTGGATATGTCGGTCTTCCAACAATTCTTAATTTACCATCATAGTTTACAGAATACTTTGATTTTAAATTAGGCGAATAAATAGAAATATCTTCTAAATCTGTAGCGTTTAGATAGTCTGAACTGCCTGTATTCCAAACGTGTGAATCCCAAACTGCTTCTAATCTTGGTGAATAAATTGTGTGTGTATCACGAGAAAAGAATTTAAAAGTACCTAATGCATCTGAACTTCCCTCGTCTGTATTCAAATCACTATTACCTAAAGAACCTGAACGTTTAACTATAAAGCCATAATTTGTATTACTTCCATCTAACCAAGAATTTACAATATTAGTAACATCCATTCTCATATCAAGCTCTGTAGAAGTGTGAACAAAAGATTGACTTGATGCTGGAACAGATTTCCACCCACCACCGGTATCTAAAGTACTGCCTGTCCAATATGTACCTAAAGCTTCACTATCAGTATAACCCCAACTACTACCAACTTTGATTGGAGGCTCACTTAAAAATTTTCCTCTACCCATACTCCAATCAGAGTTTAATGGATAAGCATATAGTGTTTGACTCGGAGCTAAACCTACACTACCCGCATCATACATATTTAAATAATATTTAGCAGTAGAACTTGCATTTGCGTCTACTACACTTTGGCTAAGATGTGATAAATCAAACTTGATTAAGATTCTTGAAACATTAACATCAATACCAGCGTCATCAACTTCTTTTTTAACTTCTAATATTTCGTCTAATCCGTAATTAACAGATTGACTTGCTTCATATACAAAATTGTCTTCAGTTGCGTATGTAAAAAAGTGCATTAGTTACTCCTAATATCCACCGCCCGCAGTAGCAGAGTCAGCAGTTACATTTCCTGAAATATCACGTGTAGGATATTTTAACTCAAATATACTCGGGTCGAGTGATGGGTAAATCACACCATCTTTTGTTGCAGAACCTATATCATAAATGTTACCTGAATACCCATTTGTCTTTTCATATTTATTAAAAATTATAATAGGAAGTTTATCAGGATTATCATCTATAGGTGCCACAAGTGCGGCAACACCATCAACTAATGCAATTTCTTGTTGTAACTCTTGTAATACAATCGGTTGATTGATTTGCCAATTATCAGGTGCGAAATGTGATTTAATTACGCTAAAACATTTAAGTAACACTTCTTGTTTATTATAACCAACTCTTGTGATTATACTAAATCTAATACCTATATTAATTATAAAAGCATCTTTTATATTAACTGCATCTGTAACAGGTCGATACTCACTTAAATATGTTGCTAAATTACGTTTTACAACATCGTTTAAAGGAAGTAAACTTTTAGTTTGGTCATAGCCTAAACAATATAAATTTAAAGCTAATGGATTAGGTACAGGTTTAGAAGCAGTTAATTTGTTTCGTTTTTTTCTTTTACTTTTAACTTGATTATCTAAATTTTTACCTTCTTGTAATTGTTGGTCTTGTACAATATATATTTTTGCTATACTACCAAATCTTGATGGTAAAGTCAATGCCCGCATCATATAATCTTCTTTAGTTATAGTTCTGCCTTGTGCTTGAAAATAAGCAAGTGCATTATTTCTAACCTCAGTTATACTTTCAGCACCTTTACCTCCTGCTGCAGGTTTTTCATTATTACAACTTAAAGAATTTTTTGATGTTTGTAATAAACCCGCATTAGCTAATGCATTAGTAGCACCATATACCGGATTAACAATTTTATTAATAGTTCCAACTCTAACATTATGATTAAGACCGCCACCGTATCTATAAGTTATAGTTAATGTAGTATTAGCAGGAGCTAACCCATATGCTTTTGTATTCAAGAAATTACTCGGGTCAAATACCGCATCTAACTTTGCAGTACCGTGTGGTAAACTTGAACCAACATTATCAGGATTAGGAATTATTTCTTCATCAGGATTATTACTATTACCAGCACCAAAACGTAACTCTGTAGCTCCTCTTTCTGTAATATATGTTGTGAATCTACGTGAAGTTTTTTTCAATTTTAAAATATATGGTGCTTTATCAGCATATTGAGAATCTTCAGGACTCAAATCAGCATTATTTTCTGTATCTACAAAAACGGTATCTTGTGCTAAGAAAGGTACTTCGTGCCAAGTATTTCCATCACTATCTGTACAAGAAACTATTTCTGTTATACCTCGTTGTTTTAAACGTATCTTATTATATCGTTTTGCATTACCAAATGTAAATGTTTCACTTTTTTGTTTACCGGACATACAAGATATCGACTTTTTCATAAGATATGATGTAGGTTCACCGCCACCTGTTTCAAATACAGATATTTGCGCAGGTGACCTACTTGAAGTAAATTGAAAACTAACATCTTCTGTCAAATAAAAATCAACACCTGAAGTTGAACTTAATTGAGTCCCTTCTTTTATGATTAATCCATATTTCAAATCAGGTCTATTATTTACACCACTGCCTACAGATGGAACCGTTTGAAATATATCAACCTCTGCTTGTGCAGATGATAATAATTTTGGTTTATAACCCATTGATTGTGCAATTTGATATATACTCTTAGTCTCTTCAGCATATGCTAATAAAGACTCTTTAAATTGATTGTCTATATAAAAAGATAAAACATCACCTACGTATGCGGCCATTTCAATAAACATCATACCAGGAGAGGTTTCATTAAAATCATTATATGAGTTTGGAAAGTAAGTTTTTGCGTGTTCTATTAAAGAAGATTTTAACGAATTAAAATCTTTATTTAAATATTTAACTTCTTTTTCTTTGACTTGAATAGCCATTTATCTCTCCTTAATATCCTGCATTTCCGCCACTATCTTCCGCAGCACCGCCTTCGAAGCCTAATAGTACCTGAACTACTTCATCTGTAAATTCAGTATCAAATCTCGCTACTATATTTAATGTATTACCGTCTGCACGTAATTTAGTGTCTACTAAAGTTACAAATGGTAAAAATTGTTCAAGTGCTTGTATGATTTTTTCTTCTATTGAGTCTTTTAAAGCGGCAGGTTCATTTTGTTCAAAAATAACATAACGCAAGTCAGAGCCGAACTCAGCATTGCCAGGTCTTTCTCCCTTTTGTGTCATAAGCAAATTTCTGATATTATCTTTAATTTGGTCATAATATTTTCTATTTTGCGTAAAAAACCCTGCGGCTTGAGAATCGTAATTTAAAGGAAATCCAATTCCAAATACTTTATCCGGGTCTAAATCTATGTCTCTTACACTCATTATTTTTTCAGATTCATTTTACTCATAAGTTCACGATAATCTTTAGTGATAGCCTTTTGTACATCAGGGTCAACTTGTTCAGGTGCTACTCCCGCTTTTTGTGCTATTTCTGCAACACCTCTATTTGACATACCACCTCCGTTTGGTTTCATATCACCATAGCCTAATAAATCAGCCATATCATTTGTACCAAATGTTTTTCCACCCATTGTCGGATATTCTTCTGTCTTAACAGACTCTTGAATTGGCATAGACCTTTTAGACTTAATTTCATTAATAAATATCTCGCCGAGTTGTTTTTTAACTTCTTCACGTATGATTTGATTTATTAATTTTTTGAATTGATTTGTTTTCATAATACCTCCTACGTATTAATATCCACCACCGCCACCGGTGCTACTTCCGCCTCCGGTACCACCTGTTTGTGTTGTACCCGAAGCAGTTGTTGTTTTTACTATAGTTTGTAAACCACCACCTGAATCATCATCATCTGTACTCTCACCTATTTGAGATTCAAGTGCGTTTAACTCGTCTTGTAATTCTTTATCTAATTTATCATTTTTTGTGCTATCACCACTATCTTTACCTTTTCCTTCATTACCACCACCTCTTGCACGTAAAGCTAACAACGCTATTATAATCGCTATTATAACTTTAAGTAGTTCGTCTTTAATTAAATCGATAGATTTTAGCTGTGCCTTAGCTTCTGCTATTTCTTCTTTTACTTTTTCTACAATTTTTTCTTGTAATACAGAAGCAGCTGCTGCGGGCGGAACTAATGCACTCCCTATTTGACCTGCGGCTTTAGCTGCTTCGGCAACACCTTTGGCTATCTCAATAGCTAATATAGTGTTTTCTATAGCACGAAGAGCAGTAGTTATTTTGTCTACGGTTTTTTTATATTTTTGAATTTGTTTTATTTTTTTAGGTATACCGGCTGGAACTTTACCTTCATCTGCAGATTGTCTTTGCATTTTAGGTATTTCATTGTCTTTATACTCTGTTAATTTATTCAGAGGAGACATTAATGTTTCTTGTAATCCGTCTACTAATCCCATTATTCTGTATATACCTTATCACTTAAAGTTTCAGATATCCTTTTTTCTAATGTTTCAATCTTTCTTTCTAATATTTTTATAGGTGCACCTTTTAAAGAATAAGCGTGACCTACACCTCTTCTATCTACACCAATACCACCATTAGCTAATGATTTAAATTGACTTCTGATAAAATTAAATATTGCAACAACTTCATTCATAGCTTCTTGAAAATCTACACCCTTTACAACAGGTTGCATAGTAGATAAAGGTAACCCTGTAGGATTCTCACCATTTCCAAGTTGTATTCTACCAATTACTTGTTCTTGATTTTGTGAAAATTTTGGTGTAGATAATATTATGTTTTGAAACGAGTTTATAAAAACGTTGCCGGATGCTAACATTTCTATATTATGACCTGCGGGCGCATCAAGACCTTTTGTATAAAAAATTAAATGGTCTGAAGATATTAATAGTTTATTCAAAGTTTTTCCAGCTTGACGGTCAGGCGTGAAAGTATTATTTAAACTTCTTTCAAGAAAATCTTTATGAACTTGTTTACCGGATAGTTCTACTTCTTCTGCTAAATCTATACCGGTACCACCGCCACCTAACATATGTATAGAACTTCCATCAAGGTTTGGATTATAAAACATTGGATAATTTAAATCTTGCTCTTCTCTTGTAATTTGTTTTTCACTTAGAAAAGGTGTTTTCACATCTCTGTTATGTATATTATTTGCAATCACAATAGAGGGAGAATCTGTAAATTGACCTTTACCTAAATTGATTGATTGATTTAATCTTCCTTGTACAACAACATCACCGGGCGCTATTTCTATAGGTCTTGTAGTGGCATCACTTGCTTTAAAATATTTAGTACGAGTAAGTTCTAATTTTCCGTGATTGCGAGTACTCTGATGTATTGGCATCGGATGACCATAAAAACTTTCACCCATATAACTAAAAAGAGGAACTACTTCTTTATCTACGGGTTTTGATATAAAATGTTGTGACGCTGGCATCGCAAAAGCATCTGAAGTTTGATGTGATATATTTTTTATAGTTATAGGTTCAACATCTGATTCGCCTTCAAATACAACTTCACCATATGGTACTTTAAATATTTTTCTTTTTATTTGACCAATTTGTTCTTTTACAAAATGAAAAACATCATCTAAATCAACAAGACCTCGGTCACTTCTATCAAACAAAGACATTTTTTAACTCTCAGGAAATGATGTTTGTTTAGTTTCTATCTCTTCATTTATTCTATCACTCTCATCTTGTATATCTTTTATCGTGTCGCCGAGATTCGACATTAATTGTTCTTTCTCAAGTTCACTTAATCCAAACTCACCTTCAGAACCTTTAGATTCTGCAGAAGCGAGTTTTTGAACTATTGAAGCGAGTTTTATTAATTGTTCGTCATTACGAACAGAAACATCAAGATATTCTTTTAATATAGGAACAAGAGCGACGGCCGAGGCAGTATCCGTAACAAATTTTAACAGGTCCTTCATTAGGACTTCTATTTGTTTTTTGTTACTTTGCGAGTTGTTGTAGATGTCTTTGAAGACATCAGCTAATGTTTTGCCTTCAAAGACTTCAAAAGAATCCGAC